TTTTACGAAGATACTACTTTAAATATGGGTACATTATACTCATTATATAAAAAGTTATATTGGTCAAAGATTAATGGTAAATCATTATGTCCAGAAAACCTACTTCGTTTTGATATGAAGATAAATGTTTCTGAGATGAGGAATTTTGTCCAGATTAAGAAGGGAGCTTCTGTTGAAGATAATTTATCCAAATTAGAAATGATAAAAGCAAACCTATCCAAATATGTCTATTATGTGTATGAGTGTCAGTTCTTTTTTGATAAACCAGTACATCCGAATTCGATTGATTTATCTACTAAGCCAGTATCTATGGATAAGTGGTCAACTCAGATTTCTTATAAATATTCAAACGTGTCTTTTGTCAGGTATAATCCTGCAAAGGATACTTATAAGGAATTATATGATTACTCAATATTTCCACAACCAATTAATCCATCGGTTGTTATTCCGAGAAGAAATGGATTTATTTTAAATGTCGGAAATTGGAAACTGAAAGACTCTTCACCAAATGGTTCTGTTATGAAGGTGAATGAAGGTGATACTAGAACACCAGTAGCGTTAGAATCTTACTCAAAAGACCAAAAGACTTCGGCAACATCCAGATTATTAAACGGACTAAAAAATGCTGCCTTACAAGAGGCTCAAAGGCAATTGAATACACAGTTCTCACTAATAAACAACTCACTGGACCAACTTAGAAATTCGATGGGTATAGGTAGGATGCCAGCTCCAACAAATGTTTATCAATCACAGATTGTCGATGGTGTGTCAAACCAATTCTTTTTTGATATTAGAAACTCTCTTAGAGATTTTGGAGGAGATGTATTAACTAATACGATCACTGGTGGGTGATATTAATCAATATATAAATCATGCAAATCAATAAATCTAAAACCTATATAGGTGTGGTCGAGGTAAATATTGACCCAAAACGACTCGGTAGATGTCGTATAAGAATATTAGATGTTTTTGATGATATTCCGACTGATGATATTCCATGGGCATCACCATGGAAAGATATAAATGGTAATGAGTTTAATGTACCAGAAGTTGGTAAGGTTCTCACTTGTGTTTTTGATTCCGGTAATATTTATAAACCAGAATATATCTTTGCTGATCATTATAATATGAATCTAGAAAACAAATTAAAGGATTTGTCAGAACAAGGATATAAGTCCATGAAGACAATGTTGTTTGACCACAAGACACAGATATATTCGAACGATGATGAGGGATTGATGATGGATTATAAATTCAACAATATAAATATTAAAAATTCAACAATCGATATAAATTTAAAGGATAATTACTCAAAATTATCACTTGGTGATGCCAATGCTGACCAACAAGTTATCTTGGGTACTAATTACATGAAATGGATGGATAAATTCATAAAACAATTGGCCGGACTGGGTAGTGGTCCATATATGGGTAATCAGGGTGCTCCAGTTCAACCAATGCCAGGATTTATAGACGTATTGAATGAGTATTTTGAATTACGTGATCCAAAGTTCTTATCAAATAATGTCTATACTAATAGTAATTCTAAGATAAAGACTGTTAGTGATAATGCTTCAAATAGAAAAAGTGATCAAGTTATTGGAGATGATTGGAAATCGACTAAAAAAGTTTCACAAGTTTCGATGGCATTTGATGATGATGTACCTGGTTACGTTCCATTATTAGATCCTAATAACGATGCAAATGTTACGGAAGATCCAACTATTGAAGTTGTAAAGAGTGCTCCTGTTTATGTTGATGAAAAGGTTGGACCATCTGGTGGTGTTATAAGTGACTTTGCTAAAAATATAGTTGAGGTGAGTCTTACGCAAGAAGGTGTTCGTGAAGACCCAGAGAATTCCAATACTGGTAAGGATATTTATATCTACCAAGCTTCTACATGGTTAAAACCTAGTAAAATTCCTGGACCTGGTTGGCCATGGTGTGCCGCCTTTGTGTGTTTCTGTTTTAAGGCAGTTTCTAATATGGATAATATTAAATATTCATTCACATTACCCAAAACTGCCGGAGCATATGATTTCGAGAACTGGGCTCGGCAGAATCAAAATTTTGTCGATGTACTAAAACCACCATTTGAAAAAATATTACCTGGTGATATAATCGTATTTAATTTTAGCCACATCGGTATTTCATTGAGTGATATAAAGAATAACAAAATATCAACCATGGAAGGCAATACCAATAAGAAAGGTAGTAGTGAGGGTGATGGTGTTTATAAGAAGACACGATCAACGAAATTGATAAGAAGTGTTATTAGAATAAAATATGATGAGAATAGAGTTGATTTATTACCTAGTAATCAAATAACTTAAATTCATTTCATTTCATATTTTAGTAATCATAGAAAATTATTATAAGATTATCTTTTTAACTGAATAGGGATATTCTCTATTTTTATAAAACTTCTTACGTTCCATGAAGTGCCTGTATAATATGTTATTCGGATTCACATCTGTAAATATATCAACAAGGTCGAATATCATGGCAGTTGCCTTATCCTTATGTAGTCTAAGAGCTCTACCGATAGATTGTATGATAATCTGTTCAGACTTGAAAGAGTCAGCAAATATGACGTTAAAAATAGCTTTAATTGAGACTCCCGTACTTAATGTCCCGTACTCAATAAGAGGCAACTAATACCTTAGTCGCCCCTTCTTCTCTAATTTCTTTTCTTTTATCGATTATTCTTGCCATTATATATTTATTGTTTTTATTTTACAATTTAGTAGTGATATACTTACATCATTTAAATCTTTTTCCTGTATAGTAATATCTTTATCTATATACTTTCTGTACTGAAATTATATTCTCTTACCACCTCATTCATACTATTTAATATTTCCGTTTATCCTCATCAGCATTTATTACCCCCTTGATATCATTCCGAAGGGTTTCGATGAATTTATCATCTATATCATCATTTTTATTTATATCACTGGCTTTTTTATACTTACCATCACTTAATAATATCATTTTATCAGATTTCACATCAATTTCATATCTACCAAAATTTAAAATGGTATATTCCACTTTTGTTTGTGTTTCTTCCATCTTAGCCTTTATGATTTCTCTCTGCTTGTTCTTAACAGAACCATCAATATAATAGAACTCTTTATCAGGACATTCATTAGTAAGGTATTTCAATAATGACTCACCATGTTCGATTGAGTGAAAAAGTATAAGTGTGTTCTTATCACATCGTTTTACTATCTTACTTATGATATCTTTTCGTTTGACAGATTCTTGTATGTATTTCTTCTCGAAGTTTAAAACTTCTTTACCCAATCCTCCTCTACGTATTTCTTCCATTTGTCTTTCGAAAGATGGATCAGCATGGTTCATTATAACCGCCTTTACTTTCATCGGTGTTATGATACCTTTTTCTTTCAAATGAGTTGCTGATACTTCTGTAATTTTTGGACCTAATACAGATTGTATTGTGAGTATTTCACAAGAATCATCAGGTGGAAATGTACCAGAAACACCAAATCTTGAATAGGCGTGTCCAATTGTTTTTTTCAATATGGTTAGTGTTGTCTGGGCCTTAGCCCCGTGAGCTTCATCACAAGCAACTGTATGAAATTGTTTGAAGAATTCTTTTGGCCACTTCTCTAGTGATTGGTAAGTACCGATGTAGATATTAGCATCTTTAACACCAGAATGTTTTCTTGGTTTATCAGACATAACTTCTTCTATTCTAAGAGTACATGGCATTGAAGGTTTTCCCTCACCACCAACAAGTAGTTCTTCTAATTTATCATCTTTAACTTCGGCCAGGGTTTGCTCACCATAATTATATTCGAGTAAGTTATCGTAGAACTGTGTGACCAGTGTAATTGATGGTACAATCATCAAAAACTTAGCATCCGGGTTTAGGTTTTTAAGAGTGTAAAATATAACAATTGATATTATGAGTGATTTACCACCAGAAGTGGCAACCTCAGCCATACAATATCTATTTTTTAATATCTTAAAAGCAGTATCAATCTGATGGTCGTAAGGCATAAAGTCTGACCACCCACCATCTTTATTTTTAACTTTATGTTTATTAAAAAATTCATCACAGAATTCCCTAACACTATTCATCGTAACTTCTCTATTTAATGGAAAATCTTCTTTATTCTCAACCTGAAAATTTGCACCAATTTCCTTGGCGGCTTTTAAACATTCTTTCCAGAGTCCTAGATTTACATGACCATCTCTAAAATATGAATTTTGACCATTCCATATACCCATTTTATAAGCAGGCATAAATCGGTACCCCTTCACATTTCTAGATAACCATATTTCCAATTGGTGATATTCTATTCTTGATGCTTCTGTAACAACAAGTTCTTCCTTAACTTTATCATATTTAAACTTCATATCTAATATTATATTATTTGCCCGAATTTTTGTTGTAAATAATTGATTACTAAAATATTCCGTGGGAGGGAACGGTTTTTTATATATATTAAAAATTAATTACACGTAGAATGAGATTATTGAGATGGATTGTTTCTTTTTTCAGAGGTCTTTTTAGATCTGACAAGATTGAAGAAGAAGTTAAAGAAGTGGTTGTGGATAAAGTTTCGGAACCAATAAAAGTTGAGTATGTAACGAAAGTTGACGAGCCTGTAGTGTCTAAGCCTAAGAAAAAGTACAAACCTCGTAAGAAAAGTACTAAGAAATCTTCTGAAGTGAAGTCGGTAAAGGATGGTTTGAAAAAGCCTTCAAAAAAAGACAAACCTCGTAAGAAGAAAGATTAACTTTCGTAGTTAATATATACTTCAAACGGACTTAGGACCGTTATGACATCGGCTCGTTCATCGGGTAGGTCAGAGAAACCATTGAGATTCGCTCCTTAATGGTTTTTTCTGTTAATAATACCTAAATTTGGCCCGTCGGTAAGTTATCCGTACATTTACAAACATGAAGATGAATTTCACTATTATTAATAAGAATTATAAAAGGTCAATAGAGGTGATGGAATTATTTCCACAGATTCAACAATATTTTGACCATAAGTTTGAATGGGGAGATATGGTGGATATGAAATTACACAAAATGTGTAATTTATACGTTGAATTCCATGAATGTAATGTTCGTAAATTGGATTTAATGTTGGGTAAAACAACTATCGACTTCAAAACATTGAAGACTATGATGGTGGATAGTGTTTATAAATGTTTAGATCAAGCCACACATCGTTGTAAAAAAGATACATTATATGACAGTAGTTATGAATTAAATTGTCTATGGGATGCTGCTGAACGTTTTGAAAACCTAACAAAGAAGGAATTTGATAAGTGCTTTAATGATATGAAACGATGGGAGGCTCTCTTCCCATATCTATATAGGCTTGAATTGGCGGTTAATTGGGATTTATCCGTTGAAATCATAAATTATTCTGTTTTCAATGGTTTGGAATTGAGTAAGGAAATTATGGGAATGACCGATTCGTATCAATTTCATACTCATGAAATTGTTTCTAAATCTTTAATAAAAAAAGCACATAAGGAAATAATAGTTAATATAGAAACTAATAAAATGGTAAATGATATTATGAGTACACTTTACTCACCGACATCACCACATGTAAATCTAGACTTACTTAAAAGGAAATTAGTTAAAGAGCTTAGCCATCTTGACAAGGAGAAGTTTAATAGAAATTCAAAACTAAATTCGATACTTTGACTAGGTTGATGGAAAATACTTCTCTCTTTTAATTCGATACTTCTACATTAAGATTTTTTTAGTGTGTGATAGGTGTCTGGCTTAGTTATTTTCTTAACATATTTCCTTGCCTTCTTCAATGTCTTAAAATGTGCTGGTCTATGCAACCCCATATAAATACAGTGAAATTTCTCATACGGTTCCCAGAAATGATTCATAGAGAATACTCTATTCTTTACCTGGACGACCCCAACAAGGAATTTCCCGTTTCGTTCTAATATTTTATAATCTGTTGCCATTGTTTTTATCCTTCACAATTTATCATAAATGTAGGAATTGGTAATAAAAAGTGTTATAACCCCTATATTGGCTTACTATTACCCAATAGTCAGAATTCTGATACTTAACCTCGTATATTATCTCTAATTCATTCATTTTCTAACATCTAAAACCTCATCAATCATTCCGTATTTTAGAGCGTCTGTTGAGCTCATCCAGTAATTACGATCAGAGTCTTGAAATACTTTTTCGTAATTTTGACCAGTGTTTTTTGATATAATGTTATATAGTTCTTTCTTCAGAGAGTTTATTTCCTTAGCTTCAATCTCCATATCTGATGCTTGTTGCATCCATCCACCACCGATTGGTTGATGTATCATCGTTCTACTTCTTTTAAGAGCTTTTCGTTTACCCTTTGTACCAGAACATAGAATAACAGCTCCCATTGAAGCACATAGTCCCGTATTAACTGTTATGATATCTGGTTTTATATACTCCATTACATCCAATAGTCCAAGACCGTCATATACTGACCCACCAGGTGAATTTACATATAGAGTAATGTCTTCATCACTTTCGGATTCTAAGAAAAGTAGAGAACCTTTAACGAACTCACATAAGAAAGTGTCTATTTCTCCACTCAATACTATTATACGTTGATTTAATAGATGGTGGAATATATCTGTTGGGTGTGTATTATCTTCTAAGAAGTTAGATTTCCCATACATTAATTTTGATAGTGATGGTTTATTCATTAAAAAATTTCCATTTTTATTGTTTTATTAAAAACATATTACTGTTTATTATATACTAATGTTTGGTATGTGTAAATTATACTAATTAACGTAAAAATCAATTTACCTCATAAAAAGTGTATTTTTAGGGGTTTTAGATATAATATATACAACATAAAAATAAATAAAAATTATGAAGACTACAGTAGAAATAGAAGGATATTTAATTGTTGTAACTGGTGACGAAGACAGAATTTCTGTAACAGCTACGCTAGACGAAGAAGTTGTGGAAGAATTCACAATTGAAATCGAAGAAGGTGAAGAAGGTGGAGAGGATCTTAAAGCTTTTGATGCCGAAGAAGGACAAGGTGAAGATTTCGAAGAAGTTCCAGGTGGAGCCGAAGATGAAGATGAAGATGATGATGAAGATGAAGCTCAGCTAGAATCATTTACATCTTTTGTTTCAAAAAGAAAAGCATAAGTTAAAAATAATGAGTTGGTATAATGAAAATATACCAACTCATATAAATTTTTCTATAAATTTTTGATAATTCTTATCGATTATGAAAATGAAATCATATCCCTCGGATATAGATGCTTTTTCTTTTGCTATATTTTTATCATAATACTTATCGTAATAATATTTGGATTTTATTTCACATATTAGATTATATTCCTTAATTAGGAAGTCTGAGTGGTAGATTCTATTTTTACCTTCAAACTTATATTTCACACTATTACCTTTCAACACATTAATATTATTGGATAGGCAGAAGTCAAGGAAATTTTGCTCATATGTACCTCTATACATAATACCTGTTTCGTGCATTTTTATTTTTTTACCAGACTTTTGTGCTTTTTCGAATAATTCCGGAGAATGTGATGGATTCACAACACCATAATGTCTCATTGTGGTTTCCTCTTTCTTTTTTTTAATATAGTTTAATTTCGAAACATTTACGCCATATTTACTACATGATGAGCAAGCATATAAATTTTTTTTTTTTTATTTGGTTGTGATAATTCAGAGATTTGATATATCTCTCTTGTTTACAGAACTCACAAATTACATATATTTTAGTTGATACTGTTTGTGATATATCACAACATTTAATAGTAATTATTTCCTGTAATGTAGATACATAACCCTTACCTTTATAATACTCAAAATTTCTTTTAGAAATTTTAATATCAACCTTTTTATCTGAATACATTAAAAGTATATATAAAACAACTGACTCGTCCAAATCCAAGGTAGATTATATTATTATATATATATA